CGCTTCACGTTGAGCGACGGTGGCACCGCACTGCTGGCAAGGTTGCGCTGATGGGCTACTACAAAGATCAGGCGATCCAGAAGATGATTGATCCTGAGAAGAGTCGCAAGGGTAAAAACAGCCGCGCGCGTGGGAATGCGTTTGAGCGAGAGATTGCAAAGCGCCTGAAGGGTCAGCGAGTTGGGCAGTTCGGCGGCAAGCAGGACGTTGCCAATGAGTGGATGGCAGTGCAGTGCAAAGTTGGCGGATCGTTTAGCGAGCGCCAGTGGGGATGGCTCCAAAGCGTGCCAGTGAAGGGCGACCAGTTGCGCGGCCTTGTCATCGGTGACAGTCCAGGCGTTGGCGGTGGTCGCCGTCGCGCAGTCATCATCCTCGACCTTGATGACTTCTGCGATTGGTTTGTGACACCGAATCAGGAGCCAGAGGGATGATCTCCATCCTGCTGGCAATCGCGCTGGCAGTTCATCCAAGCGTTCCGAACCGAACAGAGAGTGGTGTGCCAGTTCGGGGCGTCGCATCGTGGTACAACGCGACGTTCGTCGCTGGACACGGCAATGACGCGCAGAGCACCTGGTACACGCGCGCTGGCTACAAGTTCTATGCAGCCGTCGGCACATTCAAGTGGAACGACTCTCCATATTCTCTCCGCGTCTGCCGCGCCGACGACAAGAGGCGTTGCGTGATCGTTTCAGTTGTCGACCGCTGCTCACGCTGTAGAGCAGACTTGAAGAAGCCGTGGACAGCACGCAGCCGAGCAATTGATTTGAGTCCGCACGCGTTCTCATACTTGCGCGGCTTGCATCTTGGCGTCGTTCGCGTCATAATCGAGGAGATCAAACCAGGGACATAAAGGGGAGGGCGCGTGTTTACTGTTCGCAGCATCCGTGGCGACTGGATGAAGGTCGTCGCAAAGAATGCTTATCCAACCAAGTCTCCGCGCGCTCGCATTGAGGCGCTTGCAGACGCACTCGGCATCAGCCGACGCTCGTGCTATGCATACGTCGCTGAAGAGAGGCGCGTGCCAGAAGATGTTGAGAAGCGATTCATCAAAGCCTTTGGGCAAGTGCCTGACGACGGCTGGCGAACCATCGACCTATATCGCATCCGACCGCTGAAGGAGCGAGCAAAGAAGACGCGGCGTGGCGGCGGCCGTTCAGTCGCTGAGGCCGCCGAGAAGAAGGCGGATTGGATTGAGCGCGCAGTCACTGCAGGCACTCGGCTTGCAGACGAGATGCTTGATCACGCACTTGAGTGGCAACAGAACCCGATCACCTACGGCCAGGTGGCAATGATTGAGGAGGGCCTAGACGAGCAGGAGGCTCGGCGAAAGCATCCGAATAACTTTGACTCATTAGCAATGTCTGAGGACGTTGTGGCCGTCTGCCAGTCTTGTGGGCTGATTGGTGCAATCGATGCGAGCGTGCGCGAGATCAATGGGATGGTCTTTCGCGTGACGTGTCGCACCGACTCGTACCTGGTGAGCGAATAACGCTGATACAATTTGCCAACGCCTGCTGGTGGAGTCCTCCCATCAGTAGGCATCCCAACAGCAGGAGGTTTGATGGCGACGAAGCGCGACCGATGGGACGATCTTGAGGCGTATATCGCCGACCTGCAGGCTGCGCTCAACGTTGCCAATTGGAAGGTCAGCATTGCGCGTGAGGCGTCGGACGTTGAGGCGTGGGCTGACATCAACCCACACGAGCAGAATCATACGGCGGAACTGCGCGTCTCTCACGATTTCTGGAAGCAAACGCCAGAGCAACAGCGCGAGGTGCTGGTCCACGAGATCCTGCACCTGGTCACCGCTCGGCTCGATCAGACGGTTGAGGCGCTTGAGGATGCGATGGGCAAGGTGCTCTGGGCAGTCTTTGAGCCGCAGTACGAGAACGCCACTGAGCGCACCGTGGATCAACTGGCGCGGATCATTGCGCCGACCATCCAATTGCCAGACTTCCCGAAGGCGTGACGTTCCAGCGACCGTGTCTTGACTGCGGCGTGCTCACCACGGTGGGCAACCGATGCGCCACGCACCGCGCAGCCGCGATGAGTAGGTGGAAGGAAGGGCGCCCGAACCCTTATCTTGATCCAGCCTGGAAGAAACTGAGCAGCCAGATCAGGAGCAAGCGGCCGTGGTGTGAGGTGTGCGGCAGTACGCGCAACCTGACCGTCGACCACCTTGATCCAATCAGCAAAGGCGGACCGCTCCTTGCGCCAGAGCATCGGCTTCGGGTAGTATGTCGTCAGTGCCACGGTCGGCTGACCAAACACAAATAGGAGGAGCAATGAGTCGCATCGCCTGGTATTCCAACGCTTGCCACGTTCCGTCTGGCTACGGAATGCAGACGGCTCAGGTCGTACATCAGATGGTGAAGGATGGACACGAGGTTGCCATCTCCGCTAATCACGGCGCGCAGGTGATGATGAACTGCGCGCACGGTCATCCGATAATGCCTGAAGGCTTGATGCGCTACAGCGTGGACGCTGCGCCAGAGAACATCAGGGCGTGGCTTGGCGACGCACCTGGATTCGGTGTGACGCTCTTTGACTTGTGGCCGCTGACTGGCATTCAGGGGTTCAGGGACTTGAATCTCGCCTGTTGGGTGCCAGTTGACCACGATCCAGTTCCACCGCTCGTCGCTCAGTTCCTGAAGGAAGGCGGACATCACGCTATTGCAATGAGCCGATTTGGACAGAAGAGGCTGGCAGACGCTGGCATTCCGCCAGAGGAGATCACCTACATCCCACACGGCATTGACCGCACGGTCTTCGTGGACAAGGGCAAAGGCGCGCGAGCGCAGATGGGAATCCCAGAGGACGCGTTCTTGGTGGTGACTAATGCCGCCAACCGTGGTCGCATCCCGATCCGCAAGGCGTTTGGCGAGATGGCTGACGCAATGCAGAAGTTTATGTACGACCGACCTGATGTCTACTGGATGATTCACACTGAGCCGAACGGACACAGCGAAGGCGTGAACCTCCCGCGCCTGATGGCATCTATTGGCGTGGACAGTCAGCGCGTGCGTTATCCACATCCAGTCCAGTTCCGCAATGGCATCCCGCAGGAGGCAATCGCCTCGCTCTACTCAGCCGCTGATGTGCAACTGCTGACCTCGATGGGCGAAGGCTTCGGCATCCCAGCCGTCGAGAGTCAGTCGTGCGGCACGCCAGTGATCGTGTCGGACTTCAGCGCGCAGCCTGAACTCGTCGGACCACACGGCAAGTCAGTTCCAGTTCAGCGAGTGTGGGATGAGTTCCAGGTTTCATTCTTTGCCATCCCAAACGTGGCCGCAATCGTCACTGCACTGCAAGAGGTTTACGAGGAGACGAAGGCGGGGAAGGTCGATCGGGCAAAGGTTGCCGAATCGATGTGGCGATACGATCAGGTGAAACTCTACGAGGCTTCGTGGAAGCCGCTGATTGAGAAGATGACTGCTCGACGCCAGCCGCAGGCCGCGCCGTTGAACCGACAGCAGCGCCGCGCGACAAAGCGCGGACGCTAACGCGCCCAGGGGAGGGCGGTCAGAATTCTGCGCGCACGAGGGGGCTGTATATCCAGCACCGAATGGTTTACAAACAGGTGTGGGTTAGGCTAGGGGGGATTTATGCCAGGACCAGCCAAGACTCCAAATGAAATAAAAGCCAGACGCGGCACGCTGAAGCCGAGTCGGGCCGTCGTCGTCCATTTGCAGAACAGTCTGCCGCGCGCGTCCGAACTGGGCGTGCCTGATGGTTTGGGGCCGATTGCGACGGAGGCTTGGCAACGGATCGTCGAATACGCTGGAGCCTGGATCGCAGTCTCGGACCGCGACGCGCTCACGATGCTTGTCAAAGACATCGAGTTCCTCGCAACGCTTGAGGCTCGTATCCAGGTCGATGGCCCAGTGCTCTACACCGACAAAGGCTATGCTTACGCACATCCCGCAGTTGGGATGAGGACAAGCGCGGAGGAGAGTGTTCGCAAGTGGATGAATCACCTCGGACTGACGCCAGCGGATCGGGCCAAATTAGGCATCGCAATGGTGGAGAGCCAGTCCAAGATCGACAAGTTCAGGGAGCGTCTGGAGCGGAAGGCTGGCCACCACGCTGGCTGACGCCAGTCGCGCCTGCTGACCTGAGCCGAAGCCTGGGCGATATAGTCGCCGACTTCGCCGAAGAACTTGTCCCGATTGCCAAAGACTCTATCGCTGGCGCATCAGGCGAACCGCTGCAATTCCGCGTCTGGCAAAGGCGCCTGCTCCGCAGGATGCTCGCTCGCAAGGATGACGGCACCTTCACGCACCGATTCTTCCTGACTGGCATCGCGCGCAAGAATGGTAAGACGGCGCTTGCTTCGACTCTGCCGCTCTTCTTCGGACTCTATGGCGACAAGGGTGGAGAAATCTACTCAGCCGCAGCCGACCGCGACCAGGCGAAACTTGTGATGAGCCACGCGCGTCGAGCCGTGGAGATGAGTCCAGAACTGGGCGGCCAGATCAAACTGTTCCGAGACGCAATGGAGTTCAAGGGAACTGGCACCGTCTACAAGGCACTGTCGTCTGAGGCATTTACGAAAGAGGGACTGAGTGCATCGCTGGTCATTGCTGACGAGTTGGCCGCGTGGCCGAGCCGCGAACTCTTTGACGTGCTCTCGCTCTCAATGGGCGCAAGGCGCTCACCGCTCTTTGTGGCGATTACGACCGCAGGTCAGCGGATGGATTCGACTGGGACTGACTCCATCGCCTACACGCTCTACCAGTTGGCGCGCCGCCGCATCGCTGGCGAGAATGACGACTCAACGCTTGGGATGGCGTGGTGGGAAGCGGCAGACGACGCCTACCTTGACGAGAAGAAGTGGGGCGAGGCGAACCCAGGACTGCTAAGCGATCCAGCCATCTTGTCGCTAGATGACCTGCTCTCGGCCAAGAAGCGCACGCCAGAGGCAGA